TTTGCAAATACGTTCGCCTTACTTCTTGTGGTAACAGATGGGGTCATTTCTGATTCTGCTGCTTCCGATGCTGCTTCAACTGCCGCTTCTTTTGCTGCAATAGCCGCCTCTATTTTTCGATCTATACTCTCTTTCGCATCCTTTATCTCCTCCTCCATATCAACGTATAATCTCTTGCAATTATTCATCACCACATATTTTCGTCCAATCGTTTCTAAATACCGATAAGGAATAGTGCTATCTGAATAAAATGTAAATGTTTCTCTGGAATTGTCATAGAACATGACTACATTTCCAAGGGGAGTATTTTCCATCAAAATGGAATTCTTAAGACTATCTAGTTTATCCTTTGATAATTCAACGTCTTCTAATTTTTTATATTGGTCTACATATTTGTCTTCATATTTGGGTAGAGGTTTCCTTTCTTCGGCTTCCTTAAATTTATAATTGTCCTCATCATCGCTAGTGTCCTCATCGCTATTATCCTCATTATACTCACCCTCATCTTTATCACTATCTTCAAACAGATTTCTAGGAGCCATTTTAATGCCAATTTTATATATTACTTGTAGTACATTTGCTAAGCATTGTACCGAATCCACTATGCTTGATACTATACCTTGAAACATAAAACGCATAAATGCTCTTGCGCGACCTCCCTCCTCCGCATTATAGTGCATGTAAGCAAAAAATAATGTATATATCGTCATATTGAAAAGAATTCCGTTATTGATTGGTTGTTCTGTTCGTGGTACTATTTTATTCATTCCTTCCAGTTCCATACTCATCCACTGACATTCCTGATTATCATCCGGGAACATCGTCTCTTTTACGTTTTCTATCATACTCCATTTACGTTCCGGAGTATAATCAGAAAACTGCTGGTCACTTCGCGACCATCCGTTTTCTACCAAAATAAACTGAGATATATCACATACTTCATTGGGATAGTTCATAGAATAGGTCATATGGCTCATTTGAATATAATTATCATAAAGGTATATTTTTAAATCCATTTTTATAACATTATAATTTTTGTAAAATTTTATATATTATGATAACATATATGAGCTGCTTGTTCAATAGTCTTCATCATTTTATTCCACATGAATCCAGTCATTCCATTCGTCAAAAAATTTGTGATTACTTACAAAATAACTCTCCTATTATGGATGGATTAGAAACAGCTGATATTTTACAGCTTGATAGTGGTCCTGGTGGAGCTGGTAAATATATTGAGAGCATGCGAAATGTTAGCACATGGGGTGGTGCTATTGAAATTCAAGCTGCGTGTAATTTATGGAGTTTCAGAATTATTGTGCGCAATAATCGTGGACGAGAAAAAAGTAATATTGAATTTCTACCTATTTCTAAGGGATATAACAAGACGATTGAATTGGAATGGACTGGAGGGCACTATGAGCCTGTTAGGTCTTAGGTCTTAAGCGTACCCTAGAGATTTAGCAACAATGCGTTCTAGCGCGTGCATTTCTATCTCTTTTCGTCTTTCTTCGAATAACTCGGCAATTTCTGTGGATAAGTCCGCGCACTTAATCAGATCAAATGATTTTCTCGGGTTGTTTGGATGAAGTCTTACCAAATATAAGTCGGTAATCTTCTTGTCATACTTGGCCTCTAATATCGCCTTATATGTGTTCAGTTGAAGGCTGTAATGCCAGAAATTTGTATTCGGTAAATGATCTACACACGGGGTTAATGCATACTGATTAAAACTGGTTGTTTTTGATATTTCTTTTGCTCGCTTCCAGTCATAAATCATTAATACGCCATCGGGTAATTCATACACCATATCTATGGAACCAGCTAATTTTAAATCTTCGTGATAAATCATCCACTCTGTTCTATATGGTTTCAACTCGGGATATTGTTTGGCATATTGGAGGAAATATTGCCATTCTTCGGAGTCATTGGGTAACTGAATTTTACCGCTTTGTAAATTTTCTTTATAATTTGCTAATAAATCAATGTGTTTATTTAAATGAGTATTAGGGAATAAATCTTGATTCATAAAACATTCAATGTCAAAATGGAGGTCTGTTCCAGCACCTGATACGGCCTGAGCATTTGCAGACCATCCTGCTCTAATTTCTTGTGGAGTTTTGCCCCAATATTTATTTTCTGCGTTCCAATTTTTTCCTTTCATCATTTTTGAAATGATTTCATCTGCATCAAAATGAGGAAAATGGGAGTGATTCCATGTGGTGACTGATGTGTACGATGATGTTGGATCTGTTGTGATGGTGTATTTATGGGTGGGTTCATCGAATACGAGATTTTTGTCTCGGGGATGAGAATTTTTTAGAGATAATGTGGGTAAGAGAATGCTTTTGCTTGTCATTTTATGTATAGTTGATTATAATTACTTATTTAATTTATAATCAATTTTTTTGTTTTTTTGTTCTAAATAATATTGAACGACTTTTTCATCCAAAATATTAGTTTTTATGCGATTTTTACATAAGTCATAGTTGTGTTAGTGCCTTGTAATATATAATCGCTATTATCAGTAGTAGTACCAAAAATACAGATATCACACTTTATAGTTCCATCACTATAATAAGGTTCAAATACTGAAGATGCATATGAGCTATAACCTTGAGAATTTGGAAAGTTTATACCAAGGTTTGCTAGATTTTTACCTGCAATATTATTAGGAAAAGCTATGTTTAAATTTATTTACGTAATACCCGCAGTACCCCCCACTTCAAAATAAGCGGATGCGCTTATTAACCACACTCCCTTCGGTATCGTATAAGTGTCGTATATATAATGTGTAATTGCACTAGGATAAGACGTATATGGTGTAAATGGGGTTGTCTGATAATAGAACCCAATATATGTCTCATCTACTGGATTAATAGTATATCCATTAATAAAACTCATATTTATAATTATAACAAATATATTTATATTATAAGTATATTTATAATATAAATGGAAGAAAAATTCTGTTAGTGTCTACGTTTACTGACTATAATGCTGTAAATATTTGAGATAAATCATATGTTATTATTATAGACATATATATATGTCGTGTATTATTATGTCATTTTTATTCATTATATCCCTTTCTTATGTCTTTTCTTCTAAAAAGAGCACTCGTTTTTTTAATTCCTGGATTTCTTTTACTAAAACACCTATAAGACCTTGATAATTGAGGGCTTGTGTTTCAGGTCCATCTTTCTCTCCCGAGACTAAATAAGGGAATTCTTTTTGGACTTCATGTGCAAGGAAACCTATATCGTGTTTGTTGGTAACAATATTTGTATAATGTACGGGTTTTAAATTGTCCACGGAGAAGGTATCGTCTAACAATTCCACATTTTCTTTAATACGATAATCGGAGGATGTTATGAAAGAGGCTGCCGTAATTGACGAGGTTGAGGTAATTGACCCGTTTATAGTGTTTCCATATGTCAATTCATTTGTAGATCCATCATACATTAACATGGATCGTCCTGATGCATCTCTAATAGGTGCTATATAACAAGCGCTTGGATCATTTCCATTTATAGCTGTTCCGGTAGCATTAATTACTATTGAATTAGATGGTTGATTTAAACTTCCTGCAGAAGTACCTATAGCTACAGAATTAGATCCTTGATTATTTGTTCCTGCACTATAACCTATAGCTATCGCATTATTACTTTGATCGATATTACCAGCCCCAAAACCTATAGCCACAGAACTAGATCCTTGATTGGTATCACCAGCACCATCACCTATAGCTACCGCACTATCTCCTTGTCCACTTTCGCCTGCATTAGCACCTATAGCCACAGAACTAGATCCTTGTCCAGTTGCACCCGCACCACTTCCTATAGCAACAGCACTATCTCTTTGATCAGTTGCACCAGCCCCATTACCCAAAGCCACAGCACTAGGTCCTTGCCCAGAATTGCCTGCATTAGCACCTATAGCCAATGCACTAGCTCCTTGATTATTTGTACCAGCTCCCGTACCTATTGCCACAGCGCTAGCATCTTGACTAGTTTGACCAGCATTAAACCCTATAGCTATTGCATAATCATTTTGACTAGCATCTCCTGCATTACTACCTATAGCTATAGAATTTTGTCCTTGATTCATTGCACCTGCACCATCACCTATGGCCACAGCACTAGGTCCTTGCCCAGAATTGCCTGCATTAGCACCTATAGCCACTGCGCTAGATCCTTGATTATTTGCACCCGCACTATAACCTATAGAAATTGCTTCATCTCCTTGTACAGAATTACCTGCACTTGAGCCTATTGCAACAGCACTAGATCCTTGTCCAGAATTGCCTGCACTTGTACCTATTGCAATAGCACCAGTTTCTTGATTAATTTCACCCGCAATATTACCCAAAGCTATCGCGTCAGGTCCCTGTAACTGACTACCAGAACCATTACCCATAGCTAAAGCGCTATCTCCTTGGCTATTTGCACCTGCACCAGCCCCTATTGCCACAGCATTATTGATTTGGTTAGATAAACCAGCATTAAAACCTATAGCCACCGCACTAGATCCTTGTCCAAAATTACCTGCATTGTTACCCAAAGCCACAGCACTAGCTCCTTGAAGAACCTTTCCTGCATTCTTACCTAATGTAATATTTGTATCTCCTATAGCCCATTTAGATGTAATACTATTCCAATACAAATAGTCGCCCCAATTCGATGCTGAAATATCAATTGGAATCCCCGTGCATATAGAAGTGCCATTATAAAATTGTATACATTTTACATTCAATATTGAATTATCACTCATGTCTATTTCGCTCGCTGATACGATTTTCGAATTTGATTGGCCTAAATAATTTGATATTTGTGGGTTGTCTGAATTCGAAAAATGACTTTTAACAATATTATTTGTAGCAGCAAATTTTAGACCGCCGTATTTTTTGAATGACATTAGATATATATTGTAGATATATTTGTTTGGTTATATAATAAGCTCCTTCACTAACGTTACGGAGCTTAATCCAGAAAACTTCGGCTAACGCCTACGTTTTCCTACATAATTTTGTTATGCAAAAATTATATTATTACTTTGTCACCATTTCACTAATAAATGTTGAAAAGGATGGTCTATGTTTTTTTGTACGCATATGTGCGTTTCTATGCTGTTTATACTTATGTTTTATTGTTTTTCCTCTTGCATAATCACTATGCGATCCACTACGTGATGCACTACGTGATGCACTATGTGATGCACTACGTGATGCACTACGTAACCCATTTGTAAAATGCATATGTAATGTTTTGGGAGAGGGTGTTTTATATACTCGTCTATGTTTTCTGGTTCGTTTCACTGGAACTGACACTGGCACTTGATATGGACTAGATGTTGGTATAGGTACTAGCATAGGTGCTTCCTCTTGATCCTCTTCTTCTAATAATACAGGACTTATTATTTGGTTTTGTATATTATCACTGAATAAAGGCATAGTAGGCAACTCTTCTCTAGGAGGCATATTTACTGCAAACAAATAAGGATTAGGACTATGTTTTCGATTATGTTTTCTAATATGCTTTCGACTATGATTTCTACCATGTTTATGAGGACACATGAAATCATTTTCTAAACGTTTATCTATGGGTATATTTACCGATGGAATACTCAACATATTAGCTAAATCATTATTAGTCAGTTTAAAATGAAATCCCTTATCTGTTTTTATGGTTTCATGTTCCGTTATATTTAATTTTATGTTTGCAACATCTCCATCATAATCAGCATTCCATTTTAATTCATCTACATTACTATCATTTTTCATAGTAATATTACCAGTTGAAGTGATCAATGTTGTCATTATATTATATTGATAAAAAAAATAATCCTTCGACCATGTCTACGGATTATAGTC